GCATAAGCGTATCACTTACTACTAGAGAAAGCCACCTTCGGGTGGCTTTTTCGTTTGGCGCTATCTTAGAGGAATGATTGATTCAGTCCGTCAAACCGTATTGTCGATTCTCAATAAGAACAACTACGGTTACGTCTCTCCTTCCGACTTCAACCTGTTCGCTAAGCAGGCGCAGCTAGAGATTTTCGAGTCGTACTTCACGGGCCTCAACCAAGCCATCAACGCGGAGAACGCGCGTATGTCTGGTACCGACTACGCCAATATGACCAAGGGCTTCAACGAAGACATCGACGTCTTCTCCGTGTCTAGGCCCCTGACGCAAAGCGCAAACAACCTGTTCTTAACCCCGAGTACCGCTACCACCGGTGACGACTACTACTTGCTGAACAAGGTGTTGGTCAATGGCGCTGAGGCAGAGCCCGTTACGCACAGCCGCATCACCCTGCTGGCCAACTCAAACCTAACGGCACCGTCGGCGCAGTACCCCGCGTATACCATCGACAACCCTACTGCCGGGCAGGTCGTGACCATCTACCCTACGGCAACGACGTACGCGCCGGGCGATGTCGTAGCTCAATACGTGCGGTATCCCCTTGACCCGAAGTGGACGTATATACTGCTTGCTAACGGAGAGCCTGTATTCAACCAGTCGTCTACTGACTACCAAGACTTTGAGGTACCTATCGAAGCGGAACCACGATTGGTTTATCGCATATTGCAGATGGCTGGCATGAGCATCCGCGAGGGCGACGTCTATCAGTACGCTAACGCAGAAGAGAAAGAGCAGTAATGGCATACATCACAGACTACCAGTACTACGAGAACGGGGGCAACACTCCCGAGGACGCGAACTGGGGCAGCTATCAGTACGTTTCGTTGCAGGATATCGTCAACAACTTCCTGTTGATGTATAGCGGCAACCACTCCTTGGTCAACAATGAGGAACGGTACAAGGTGTTATTCCATGCCAAGCGAGCCATCCAAGAGCTCAACTACGATGCGTTCAAAGAGATTAAGATTCTCGAGCTTAGCGTATGCGATAGGCTCCGCTTTGTCTTCCCTCCCGACTATGTAAACTGGGTGCGCATTTCCCTATATAAAGACGGAATCCTTCGACCGTTAACGGAGAATATTCAGACGAACTGGAGTTCAGCATACCTACAGGATAACAACTGCCGCATCCTCTTCGACCAGAACGGAGCGATACTCAAGCCGCAGGACTCGACCATCGACTACGACCGCATTACGGGAACCAAGAAGAGCATCTACATCAACGGCAACAGCCAGTTCGATGGTCAGTTTGGATACTGCTGCGATGGCGATTGGTATTTCGATTACAACATCGGCGCTCGGTACGGATTGAATACGGAGACGGCTAACGCCAACCCCACCTTTAGCATCGATAAGAAAGGCGGTGTCATCAACTTCAGTTCCGCTATGGCTGACGAGCTCTGTATCCTTGAGTACGTCAGCGACGGCATGGAGGGTGGCGACAATACGGCTATCACGGTCAACAAGATGTTTGAGGAGTACGTGTACGCATACATCCAGTATGCTATCCTTGACGCCAAGCTCGGCGTACAGGAGTATATCGTAGGCCGGGCGCGGAAAAAGAAGAACGCTCTCCTGCGCAACGCTAAGATTCGCATCAGCAACATCCACCCCGGGCGCTTGCTTATGAACCTGCGTGGTCGCGACAAGTGGATTAAGTAATGGCAAATCTGGTAAGGAACTTCATCAAGGGCCGTATGAACAAGAGCGTCGACGAGCGCCTTGTCCCCAACGGAGAGTATATCGATGCTCAGAATATCCGCATGGGTTCCACTGAGGACTCAGAGATTGGTGCGGTAGAAAACACCAAGGGCAACACGCAGCTCACCACTCTGGTCTACCCACCTACGGGCACCGCCTTGAGCGTTAACGCCACGTGCCTAGGGGCGTATAGCGACGGAGCCAATGAGACCATGTACTGGTTCGTGCATGACCCTTCGTTTGTTGATAGCGGCTACGCTGGGGTCCTCGACCTCATCGTCTCGTACAATATGCGTAGCGACTTGCTTACGTACCATGTGGTAAGTACCAGTGCGCTTAGCTTCGACCCGCAGCACTTGGTCACGGGCATCAACTTGGTTGACAACCTGCTGTTCTTTACCGACGACATCAACCCTCCTCGACGTATCAATGTCGGTCAGGCTTACCCCCAGCCTGTAGCGTTTGCAGACAGCGGCCTCTTGGCTGACGATATCCTTGTCATCAAGCGCCCACCCTTGGCGGCACCTGTGGTTACCGCTGTTGATGTGGTATCGAGGGAAGACTACATGGAGGACCGGTTCCTCTGCTTTGGTTACCGTTGGGAATACACCAACAACGAGTACTCGGCTACCTCACAGTTTAGCGACCCCATCTTTGAGAGCGAGCCGTTTGCATTTACTACCGAGTCATACCTCAACGAGGGTATGGTCAATTCCGTTCAGGTGTGTGACGTTACGGTACGTACAGGTAGTTCTTTGGTCAAGGGTATCGACATCCTTTTCAAGGAGATGGATGACAACATCATCCGCGTCATTGAGAAGGTAGACAAGGCGGACTCGGCCCTGACGGACAACTCCGACTACACCATTCAGTTTAGCAAGCAGAAGATTTTCACCATCCTGCCCGAGAGTGAGATACTGAGGCTGTACGACAACGTCCCTCGGTTGGCTAAGGCCCAGACCTTGATGGGCAATAGGATTGTTTACGGCAACTACCTCGAGGGGTACGATATGCGCAATCTGAACGGGCTTAACGTCAAGCTTGGGTTCAATGCGACATTGCTTCAAACGCCATTGGACAATAGCGATGGTAATATCGAAACACCGGCTTATTACTCTAGGCCAAGCCTGCATAGCAACCGCGTGTATGAGGTTGGCATCGTCTATATGGATGAGTACGGTCGTTCTAGTACTGCTCTTGTTGCACCTAACAATAAGGTTGAGATTGAGTGTGGCGATTCCATTTTTCAGAATCAGATTCGGGTTACGATACCGTCCCTTATGCTGGCCCCTTCGTGGGCTAGGAGGTATAAGTTTGTTATCAAGCCTGATAACGAGAACTACGAGACCATCTATACCAACCAGAATTTTGAGTGGCCTACCGATTCAGGAGAGGTTTACTTTTTGCTCGAAGGCGAGAACGCGGCCAAGGTTGAGAAGGGGGATAGGTATGTGGTGAAGAGCGACACGTCTGGTGCCATCACGTCATGTACTTATGCTGAGGTTCTTGAGAAGAAGTCATTCGCCGAAGGCGAGCTTGACAGTACGGCACCTTTGATTCCTGCTGTTGGGGGTACGTATATGAAGATGAAGCCAAACTTTACGTATGGCCTTCCAGCGGGAACAGTAAATCTGTCTCCCGGAGAACAGTCTGCATCTACGAACTTCCCCTCAGATAATCTTAATACAGAGAACTCGAATTTCACTGGGTTTTACCCTGTCTTGGTGTACGATGGTTTTGATAAGGAGGCAATAAAAACAGGCACTCGTATTAAGCTGACGTTGACTTTTACGCGAAAAGGAAGGGGCGACGCTCAATGTGAAACTCGAACCCTTGATTTCGACAAGACATGGGTTGTTGAGCAGGACTATCCTTCTGGAGCCGGATTAAATCCTATTGTTAATTGGTTTTATGATACGGCAAACAATACCGCCATCGCGGATATTGAGGCTGCTATAGGCGTTTCTGGAGACCCTGATGTAGACGCCCCTGAGAATTTTGTCCTTCCTGCAACTAGTTCTGGTGGCCCTACTTATAGTATTGTGGGTAATGAGCTTATAAACAGAATGAGGTGGTATGAGCCTGCAAATAGCGACCCCCCTGAATTCATTGTTTATGGAACTAAAAAATGCCTTGGGGTAGATAGTCTTGTAACATCTGGTAACGGTCCTAACCGTCGGTCTACGGTAAAAGCTGAGTGGACTATAACGCGCTCTACTGACGCAATCGTTTTTGAGACGGAGCCGCAGCCTGCGCTGCCCGACCTGTGGTATGAGTCGAGCGCATCGTATCAGATTGACCCGCAGAACGGACTTCATTACGGGAACGTACAAACCCAAACAAATTCTCAGCCCGCCATTATTGACACGGCGTTCTTCAACTGCATCACATTTGGCAACGGCGTAGAGAGCTACAAGATTCGTGACTCGATTAGCGGCAAGCCACTTACCCTTGGCAACCGCGTTACTACGACTAGCGACGAGCGTTTCTCTGAGGTGCGGCGCTTTGCTGACCTGACGTACAGCGGCGTCATCAACGATGAGACCAACATAAACAAGCTCAATGAGTTCAACCTTGGCTTGCTCAACTTCAAGCCACTGGAGGACAGCTATGGGCCTGTAGAGAAGCTGTTCGGTAGGCGCACCGATATCCTTACGTTGCAGGAGGATAAGATTAGCTACGTCTTGGCGGGCAAGAACTTGCTTACCGACTCTACTGGTGAGAGCGTGGTTACGTCCGTGCCTGAGGTATTGGGTACGCAGGTGGCCCGCGTCGAGGACTTTGGTATCAGCAACAACCCCGAGAGCTTTGCCGAGTGGGGACCGCATAAGTTCTTTACCGACGCTAAGCGCGGCTCTGTCATCCACCTCTATGGCGATGGGCAGAAGGAGCAGCTCGAGGTCATCAGTGAGAACGGTATGCGGAGCTGGTTCCGCGATGAGTTTATCGAGAGCTTTAACACACAGAAGCTAGGTGGATACGACCCGTATATGAACGAGTACGTCTTGGCTAGTAACGATGTGTTCCTGCCCGGTCAGGAGGACTGCATCGAGTGCGATACCATCCAGACGTTTACACTGACCCTAGCGCAACAGAGCTACTGCGTCAACCTTGGCAATGTCGTTGGCCCTGTAACCATCAACTACGCCGTTATTGACCCGGTGGCTGACGATGACTCCGCTACGATTACCACAACGTACGATGGCTCCAGTGTCACCACTGGCCCTATTACGAATGTCTCTCAACCCTCTGTTCCTATAGTCAACAAGACCTCTATCATTGAGAACACCATAACTATCGACCTTGACTACACGCCCGGGGTGACGGGACGTCCCTTCGTTATTCAGGTTCAGGTTAAGTGTCCACAGCCTCAGGCACTCAACGTTAGGTTGATTACGGTCAATCGGAACGTTGATGCAGGAAAGTCTATCCATAGTGAGTTCCAGTGGCAGGATGGGGTCTTCGCCTCTCCGCTGAGCAGCACCGCTGTTAAGTTCGTTTCTGGTACGGACCCGGTCATCGCCAACTGGCAAGACTACACTGTAGCTCAAGGCAGCAACCTCGGCCCCACCGATGGCAGTACGGTTGAGATGATTTACAATCGTATCGCGCCTGACAACTACACGATTCGCCTGACGGACCGCTTCCGTTGGTTGCGGTCTAGTACTAAGTATGAGCAGGCAGACATCGCGACGCTCTTGGCCGCTATCCCTCTGGCTCAATCCCTCGTCCCTGCTGGTGCCGACCCCGAGTACAAGGCGAACTTCGTTATGCCATCTGGGACGGATGAGTACCTCTATCTAATCTGGGATTACAGCAATGCCTAACTACACGCTGACATATAGCCCGCCTGCTGAGGGGTGGCCTTCGTTCTACTCGTTTGAGCCTGAGTGGATTCAGGGTATGAACCAGTACCTGTATACGTTCAGTGGCGGGAATATCTTCCGGCACAATACCAACGAGGTGCGCAACAACTACTACGGCTTACCCGTAGACGGAGAGGGAAACCCTATCGCATATCCCAGCACCATCCAAAGTGTCTTCAATGACGAGCCCATCGTCAACAAGATTTTCAAGACCATGGCCATCGAGGGCAACCGCCCTTGGGCCGCTACGTTTATCTCTGACCAGCAGGACGGCAGGTTTATGGACGTAGGGTTCTTTGAGAAGAAGGAGGGCGACTGGTTTGCTTTCGTGCGTACGGTCAACAACAACCCCGCTGAGCCTGACGACTATGCCTTGCGCTCACTCAATGGCATTGGCTTGAGCCAAACGGTAGTGGGCAACGTAGTCAACTTCCCGCTTACCACAGACATCGGCAGTATCCTTAGTGCGGGTGACCCGCTTGAAGTAGGCAGCGGTGACGCCTTTTATTTCGCGTTGCCTGTGGGGGTCGAA